TAATATATAAGCCCCTTCCGGGTGGCTGTTTGCAAATTCCGATACAGTGCAAGTCATGTACTCATCGGGGATTATGTAGCGATTAAACCCCTTATCTTTGAGGTATGCACCCCACACTGCATTAGCTGAGGGCATATCTGACAACATTAAGCCGTACAGGGCAAGTTGTATATATGTTTCTTCCCACGTTTGCTTTGTAGCTTTTGAGATAGCGCGCACGGTGCAATCTCCCACTTTTGCCGCCGCTGGGTTAGGATTCCAATATTGATACATTTTTTTGCCCTCCTTATAGTTTTATTATCGCAAAAAAATAAGCGTGCCACCACGAAGGCAACGCGCTTATTTCTCGCATGATTTTTAGTTATCTTTAGTTTCTTAAAGGCTGTTTATGTACGGGATCGTGCCGGGAACTAACAAAATTTTTTCCACAGCACAACTCCACAGCCCTTGTAATCCTCTTGTGCTTATATCCATTTTCTCGGCGGCTTGCTCCTGCGTTAATCCATCAAAAAGCAAGTACTGTACAGTTTCGCGCTCCCGTAAAGTTAAGCGGGCGCACGACAAGGCGTAATCAATAAATTGTTTATCGCCTAATTTCCAGAGTTTTTTTATCAAACTTCTGTTCACTGTATCACCTCAACACGCAAAAATTACGTAAATTTATTTCATTTTGTCCAGTCCCAAAATCGCTCTAACTTTGTCCGGGAGCAAATCAGGGTTAATTTTGCCGATGTTTTCCACGATGGAACCAAGCTCCATCAGAATGATGTAAACGCACACGCCTGCGGCAATAGGTACCTGAAAGCCCAAGTCTACATATTTCTGGGCGTAGTCGATAAGATACGCAAGCACTACGAGCATAATAGAGCCAAATTTATGATACAATCCTTTTCTCATTTCTGAGGATTTCCACTTGTGGTTGGCACAGGCGGCTACTCCACCGCTAGCTAAGTCAAAAACTACAAAAATACAAGTTGTTAAAGGTAACATAATATCTACCATCTCCATTCCTCCTTAAAAATTATTTTTCTTTTGTTTTTATAAATTAATTAAAGCCCTCTTTAGTTGATTAGATTTTCATTTCTCAAATAAAATTATTGTTATTGTTATTACAATTGCCAAAATCGAATACTGTCCAATGAAAATATCGATATAAATCGTATTTACTCGGATTATTATAAAGAGATTTGATATAATCATCAGCATCGTCAGAATACAATACAGCATTACTGTCGCTCCATGACGCACTCTCTATACTATCAGCATCATTGTAAATCATAAACGCAGTTCCATGTTTACTAGTAAGCTCTTGTCTATATAAGCGTACCTTCCCATTGTCTAAAAATACAATAAAATCTGCTTCATATCCTTCTTCGAGATTATTACGCACACGCGTATATGCTCCTTCTAAAGATAATGACTTATATATAAAGCCGCCGCCGCCCACAAGATAATAACTATTGTTACTTTTATACAGATGATAGTCAATTCTAGTTCCAACTTCTGTAAACGTATGATAGTTCGAAAGCGTATGTGCTTTTGCATTATATTTGCACATTACTGTCTTAAAAACCTCGTCATTATTTTTGCAAGTTGCTATTACATATATATCAAATCCTTCTCTAAACCAACTTGGCGCCCACACTTGTATAAAAGCGTCATCATCACTAACCATGCTTAAATTTTCAAGTTCTTCAAAAACCAAGAAATTTTTTGTTCTACAGAAGCCAATTTCAGCTGAGCCTTTGTCAAAACCAATAACCGTATATGTAACATAATACCATTCATCAATTTTGATAACAGACGGATCTCTTAATGTATTTAACTTTCCATTCACTGTTTTAGTTGGACTATATGCTTTTGACGAAACAAGGTCGAAAGAGCGTAAATCATTCGTTCCTAAAAGAATTAAATGATATGGACTTTGATTTGCAAATGTAGATACCAGATATCTATACTTTCTGCTTAAATCCATAACATCTATACTTGATTTTATTTTTTCTTGTAATTCTGCTGATAAACTATCAAACGGTATTACAATCCTATCGTAGCTATAAGGCGTTTTTATTATGCTTTCTGTCGAATCCTTGGGGATTTCAAATAGCATGAGTTCGGCATCTTTCGCTAACTTTATCGTTGCATCTGCATCGGATACTGAAAAAGAAAATCGGATATATTTTGCTGTTCCAGGTATACCGCCTTTAAGAACCGAATTTGAAAAAGTTGTACTTGCCATCTCAAGACCACTAATGAAACTGTCCTCATTGCTATCAGTATAAAAACACAATCTTGCTAATTTATTTACCGTACTCCTTCCAGTCCCGTATTTTTTCGTTAATAGATAATATTTATTTGAATCTATATTAATAAAATCACTAGTGATCCAGCCGCTTCCCGCTTTTGTTTGTAACTTTCCGGTATTCGCGTACAACACTTTTTGGATTATTACTGTTTTAAAATCAAAAATATTTATGGATTCTTCAATATCAGACAACTCACCTAAATCTTCCTTTATCAAACCAATTTCTTTTTTTAACGGGCCAAGGTCTTCTGTTGTTTTCCTATGTTTTGAGAGTGCATACGCCTCATCTCCCGTTAAACCACTTTTTCTCATGTCCTACACCTCCCTAAAGTAAAAACCACTTGCTATCAGGGGCATAAAAGCCATATAATTCCCCTGTGTCTACACATAACGCCGTTGAACCACTTGCAACATAATGAGGTAATTTGTCCACCTCAGAAGACTTACCCCAATAATATCGCTTACTTCCGTCCGTATCTATGCAATCCCAGCCGCCTAAATCGTGTATAACATCTCCTTTGTGGTATGTCTGCCCATCAATAATTATTGTTCCACTAGCTATCATACTTTCGCCTCCTTATGCATAAATCTCCTTTGCATCTTCGTATTCCTTCTCTTAGCATATTTCATTGCGACAAAACGGACAAATTTTATAAATCTCCTTTACTTATAGCTATTTTACTCCACCGTCCGTGGTATTTGCCAAACAACGGACGTATCCTAATATAATAATTCTGGTGTATTGTTTTGCATGGAGTATCGTGCAAATTACAAACGTATTCCATAGTAGATGATACCCAATTTGCACTACCAGTTTGTCTATGTACATCCTTGCGAAAATTCTTATTAGGAGAAATTTGATGTTCGTATCCTGTCGCACCTTGTACGTGTGTCCACCTGTACATATATTTACGTTCGGTTTTTCCAATCGTATTATAGCCAAGTGACACTTTTACGGGTTTATGTGTCATTGCGCGCACAAAATTTTTATAATTTTCTACAATCTGTGTTCGCCCCGGCTGTTTAGCAGATACGATAACCGGAAATAATAAACACATAACTAACACTGCATACAGAAAAATATTTTTTGCTTTCATTTTACAATTCCTCCTTGTAATCATCATATGTCCTCCGCATCTTCGAACTCTGAAAGAGTTTTGAGGTACTTATAAGCATCTTCAATAGTCATATTCTCTTCATATTCTTTCTCATATGTAACAGCGGCTCTGTACGGTCTGTCACCGTTGCTTTCCATAGCTCTACCAATCTCATCCACATAAGACACTACAGCTATTGACTCATGGCTGTTGATTGTAGACTGGATATATAAGATTCTGTGATAATTAGTAACTACGCCATCGCTTTGACGGATTTCTTTTTTTAAAGCCAATTTTATTCCTCCTATGAGAATGTTATCTTAATATTAGCCCAGATGCCGCAAGGACTATTGTTTGTAACATCTGTAGTATTTGACATTGTTGCAAATACATGGATGCAGCCTCCACTAAGCGTTGAGTGTATAGTATATTTTCCAGGTTTGACATATTTTGTTGACGAGCCACCATACAAATACTTATTATTTTGTCGGACCATAAGCCCTTCCACACTTGTTACTGTTACCGTCGGGTTCCCAACTATTGGTTTTGATAATGGAATTATAAAACTGACATCCTTGCCAGAACTCGTAATATATCCAGCAGTACCAAAAGTTGCACTGATCGAATCGCCAGCGCAAAAATATGGTCTCCAAGTCCCTAAATAGGTAGAGAAATATATTCTCCCTGCATCCAACTTTATTACGTCCGAAGACACAATCTTTGTATTAGAGTTATCAGCATATATTCCATTTCCAATGCTTTCGTACAAATCAGTATAGGATGTTCCACTTTTTACAGATAACGAGAGACCAACTTTGTCTTTTGCACTATCATAATATAATTCAAGCGCAGCTTTACCACCGACGCTAGTATTGTTTGCATCTTTTGTTTGCTGTGTTGATACAACAATGTTGTTTTGCGACTTTACAACAGAACCAGTACCATTATAAATAGGGTCTCCATCTTCATTTACTACCTTAATATCTGTAATTCCAAACCGTACAATTTCGCTGTTATTGTTGCGTACACACATTCCATTTGCGTCAAGTAATGCGTTCTGTCCAAGCGTATTTCCTCGCATATCACCGACAACTAATCCAAGTCCTTCGATATATTTCATGAAGTTAGTTGCAACTTTAGCAGCCTCTGCTATCTTGTCTTCCTGACTGCTAAAGTTTTCCTCAGTAATATCTTTAAAGTTCTCGTAGGATTTCTTTACCTTAGTAGCTGTCTTATTCGCTTTAATTGCAACAGAGTCATCTGTAGGTGGTGCTGTAATGTTTCCTGTTAACCATGCTTTTCCGCCGCTGACACGGATTTTTACTGTGTCACCTGTCTTACAATTAATCGCCATCTGTGCGGGGGTTTCATCTACTCCACCGTCAATGTGGACATATGCCCT